GGTACTATATAATGGCTTTTAGTTTATCGCCAGCTGTAACAATTACAGAAACAAATTTGACGACAACAATCCCCGTTGCTGCTACAGCCATTGCTGGTGTTGTATCTCCGTTTAATTGGGGCCCTGTCAATCAGATCATTTTAAATACTAACCTAGATCAGTACGCCGAGAGATATGGTATTCCTGATGATACAAATTTCGACGATTGGTATCAGGGTTGGAATTATCTTTCGTATGCGAGTAGTCTATTTGTATGTCGGACTGTAGCTAGCGACGCTGTCAATGCTAGTGATGTTGTTACATTAACAACCCAAGTATTCAATGCGGATGATTTCGAGTCAAAAAGTGCGTCTCTGAGCGCAACAGCAAACACCATTATTGCTCGATACCCAGGAGATTATGGCAACCGATTAGTGTTGATTATGCGTCCGAATCTGATTTTGCATCGTGGGTGTATAGATTAAAGTTTGAGTTTGGTCCGTTAGCAGCAAAAGAGGAAATTGCACTTGTTGTTTTATTAGATGGTAATGTTGTAGAGTCCTACACACTCAGCGCAAAATCGGGTTCTAAAGATTTCGAAGGTTCGACAAATTACATCACAAATCGGGTAAATAGACAATCCGATTATGTTTATATTTTAGAAAATTTCATCACTCGCGACGTTTCTAATGTTTCTACATTGACAACAGCGACACATACTCTCCAAGATGGTGCTAATGGTGGAGTTCCTGCTGCGGAAAAATATCATAATGCTATCGATTTATTTAGCGACTCCGAATCTATTGATCTAAATTATACAATCCAGACATCAAGTTCGAGTGTTGGTAAGTATTGGATTGATAATATCACCACCGTTCGTCGAGACTGTGTCGCTGTCGTAGGTCCTGACAGATCTGATGTTGTTAACATTAATAATGCGACAGCAAACTCAAATGTTATCACAAAAAGATCGACGATGGGAAACACATCGTACGCATTTATGGTCGGTAACTATAAATACCAATATGACAAATATAATGACAAGTGGCGATGGGTTTCTTTGTGTGGAGACGTTGCGGGTCTTATGGCACAAGCAGCACAAAATAATCAACCTTGGACTTCTCCCGCAGGTTATCAAAATGGACAAATCAAAAACATTAATCGTTTGGCCTTTGTATCAGATAAACCAAAACGGGATTTGTCATACCCAAAACAAATAAATTCTATTGTTGCAGATTCTGGTGGGTTTGTGTTGTTAGGTGATAAGACTTTACTTTCAGAGCCGAGTATGTTCAATTTTTTCAATGTTAGGATGGCTTTTATCACAATCGAAAAGGCAATCGCAACCGCATCGAAATTTAGACTGTTTGCATTGAATGACGAGGATGCAAGATTGAATTTCAGAAACATGACAATTCCGTATTTGCGAACTGTTGTGGCGACTAAAGGAATTAAAGATTTCGTCGTGTTGTGTGATGAGACAAATAACCCAGACAATATTGCAGATCAAGGCCAATTTGTCGCTAGTATTTTTATCAAATCATTGACGACAATTCAGGGCATGAATTTGAATTTTATCGCGTCGCCGAGTGGTGTCGAATTTGACGAAATTGTCGCACAGAATACATAAAGAGGATTGGTATAAAATGCAAAAAATGAAAGGTGTCGATTCGGCACCAATCTTACAAAATTCAGAAATTGAAAAATGTAAAAATGATATTGTATATTTCGTTTCCGAGTATTTGAAATTTCAAGGTGTTGATAGTGTTATCGATTTTGTACCGTACGAAAAGCAATCTCAACTTATAAAATTGATGTCTAGTGGTTCTGATGTTATTTCTAAAACTTCGAGACTGGTCGGAACTTCGTCTATGCTTGTGAGTTATGTACTACATAGATGTTTATTTTTTAATAATTCCGACATCCCTTTCATCGGTATTAATCGAAAAATGTCGAGAGCGTTGATGCGTATAATTAGCGACATGTACATCAAATTACCTATCCAATTCAAACGATTTGTGTGCTTAGAAACTGAT